GCGTTTGCGCAACTCTATTTCACCGGATCTAAAATGTTTAATATTAAGATGCGCGCACACGCTTTGTCGAAGGGTTTATCTATGAATGAATACGGATTTACTATTGTAAATAAACAAAAACAAAAACAAAAGAAGAATCAAAACAACCAAACCGAGAGTAACAACGATGATGTTAACATAAAACTTCCATCCTTATTGACTGAACGCAGCATTTTTAAGTATTTGGCATACCCCTATGTTTCGCCAAAAGAAAGATAATATCAATTTGAATGAAAAAGATGTGGGAAAGTGGAGCCTGGATTTGTAAGTGGTTTAGTTTTTTGTTTTTGTATCATCACGCATTTGTTTGTACATCAATACGTTCACCATTTTCATTGTATGTAGGCGTATAGATGACTGTATTTTCGTTCTGATCATATCGGATTGTCTGAAATGTTCTTGATGGTTCATGCCAACGAAGAGTATCATGATATTCCCATTCATCTAGCATATCTACCGGAAGAATCGTACTATCCGTATCCACAGATTGTTTGAAGGTAATCTGTAATTCTATATCGTAGGTTGCGTTGCTATTGTCATCTGCAAAAGAATAACCATTATTTAATGATTCATTTGCTGTTGTGCTGGTATGTCCTACAATAGATTTTATATTAATCGGAAATGCTAGTGTGTCCCCACGTTTAAATAAACGGTATGTTTGCGTTGTTCCTCCACTTTCACTTATCCCAATTAAAGGATTAATTTCTGGCACATCTAAATTACCACCAAACGCACCAAAATTTCGTAACTTTGTTAACATTTCTTGAATATTTGTATTATTTATGAGTTGACCAATTGCTTCATGGTCACATTTTTGCGTAGTTACTGCCGTGTCTTGATACAGTCCCATGATACATCTGTGAGAATAACCATTGTAATTAACCACGATATAATCTAAAATTGGATCTGGAGTCCCTGTATTATTAATATTAGGCACGTACGTCAATTCTGATTTGACTTTATCTAAATTCACGGTTCTAAACATAGACGAATTTTGAACTCCTTGCCAAATAGTTTTGTAAAATATAGTCTCTATAAAATATTTCCATTGTATGGATACGCTTCCTGGATTATCAAAATCTCCATTGTTTTGTTGACTATTTGGATTATTATATAATTGCCCAACTAACGCTTCTCGTACTTTTTCGACATTTAATAATAGGCCTGCACTATTAAAATTGTTTTGATCATTACAAACGGATTGAATTATTCCGCACCAATCACAATTAACACGAATTTCAAAACGTGCTGGTAACGATACAATATCAACAAATTCATATTTCATTGGAGAAAGTACCCAATTCATCGGACTTGCTTGAAGATTTCCTAATGGTAGAGGGTAAATCCATTCTCCTTGTTCATTATAATATTCGGAAGACTGTTGTGAACCAGTAGCAGAATCGTTATTTCCTTCCCATTCACCGCTTGCATTTATGGATGAATTTTCAGAATTTCCCAAACAAGCAAAAGCGTGAGTGTGATTATCAAACGACATTATTATGTTTTGTTGAGAAAATTAATTGTGTGAGATGAATCTAGAATTAAAAAAGAGATTTATTTGGAAAATTTATTTTTTCATCATCAGTGCTATGGGTTCAAAATACCATTGATTCTTGGAGTCTTTTTCAAAACCGTGGAGTGACACTATTCTCCCTTCTTGAAAATCCAAATGATTAACTTTTAATCGTTTTCCTCGTATTTCTTTCCATATTTTTTGAAACGTTGTCTTATAATCAGTCGTATTCGTGATACACTTCTGTAAAAATGTTCGCAGAACCGATTTTTTTTGTAAAATAGATAACTTAGACCAACTTGTTTCTTTGGGGTCATTTATGTGCTCTTGATGAACGTACACACTTGATTCCACTACCGGTTTAGGTTCTTTGTGTCGATTACGATAATAGTTATGTTTGGCAACACGTTTCTTAAACACCTTCATTTCAAAAGGCATCTTGTACTCCTTGTCAACCATAGGCGTGGGTTCTTGTTCAATTTCTTTTCCAAAAATCGTTTGTCTCTGAATGGAATCGTTAAATTCTTTAATATTTTGCTTCATAATATTGATATGATAAGGGGCATTCATGGTTTATTGGTTGGTATATGATGTTCGTTTGACGTTTGAGTTTATGTCTGTTTGGTTAAGTTCAAATCATTTTTTCTTTTTAAATTATTTAAAAAAATGACTAAAAAGGAACGTATGATGTTCTTCGCGAATAGTCATGTTTACACAAAGTGAAGACAAATATTGGGAAATTTTTGACGAATTTAACACTGATACTCAAAGAAACACCACCACTCCGATAAGAGATGTAGTTTCCAAAGGCAGAAATAGAGTAAACGGAAGTGATATCAGTATTGAAACAAAAACGCACATCTGTTCGTATTGTCAAAATAGTGATTTCATATTTGAAGATGGACTTTGTTGTTGCAAGCAGTGTGGGGGAATCTCTGAAGATGTACTAATGCATTCAAAAGAATACTCGTTTTCATCGGACAAATCAAAACAGGTTGTACGCGTCGGTATGCCGGAAAATCCATTACTTCCTTCTTCTTCACTAGGTAGTGTTATTTCTGCGAGAGGAAAATATATGCCGGCGATGAAGAAAATGTGTCAATATCACAAATGGAATTCTATGCCTTATAAGGAACGGAGTTTGTGGAATGTGTACAATAAAATTATGGAAAAAGCTCATAGAGGAGGAATTTCAAACGCCTTGATTGATGAAGCAAAGTCAATTTACAAAAACTTGAGTGAAGTCAATATTTCTAGAGGTTCTAATCGAAATGGATTGATTGCCGCGTGTGTCTATGTGTCGTGTAAACGCAACAACGTTCCGAGAAGTGTAAAAGAAATTGCGCATATGTTCAATTTAACTGTTCCAGAACTCACCAAAGGTGCTAAAAAGTTACATGAAGTCATGAACCTATGTAGAAAGCAGATTCATCACACTAAAAATGTAAGTAACAGCACGAATACGACTATAAAAAGGAATTCGCGTAAAAAGAATGATCCCGATGAAAGTAAAAAAGAAAAGGTAGAATTTGACGTAGATTTATCTAATATAACGGTGAAAACAACCAATGCCGGAGATTTTATGGAGCGATTTTGCTCGTCCTTGAATATGACATCGGATATTATTCAATTGTGTATTCGGGTGGCAGATGCTGCTACTGATTTAGGTATTGTAGATGAAAATACCCCACCATCTATCGCGAGTGGTTGTATTTTCTTGGTCATTCAAGTAATGCCGTCTATTAAGAACAGTATCAACAAAAAAAATATTTCTCAATCATGTAATATTTCGGAAGTGACAATAGGGAAATGTTTGAAGAAATTGTTTCCGTATCGAACGTACTTATTTACAAAAGAAGATATAGACCGATTTGGAATTGTTCTGTGAGTGCTTGGCTTACATGATTATAATTTTACGAATCACTTGTTTATGACCAATGCGTTTTTGTTTAATTTGATATTTTTTCATGATTTTTTTCATTCGTGCCGTCACGTCTTTCTTCTTGATTTTACGAATGTCTCTTGATTTATTGCGTTTAGACAAGGGTCTCATTGTGTTTGTGGATTGGGAGTATGGTGTGTGTTTGTGTGTGTGGTTTGTTGGAGGAATTAAATCATCATTTTTTTAAAATCAAACAGAACTCCACCTTTTTAAAGAATCACTTCCGCCCATAAATTGATACCGTGCCCGTTTGTAGTCATTTATAAAAACAATTGGAAATGTTGAATGTGTGACGGGAACTTTGTTTTGTAAGTGTCTTAATTTTTGACGGGCACTTTTGGAGTGTATGTTATAATAAGTGTAACCGTCAATCCGTCGGTGGGATACTAACTTCTTTGCCGTCCGTTTTGCTTCCTTGGAAAAATAACAGTTTGTTTTGCCGATGATTAATAGTTTCATACTGTAACGTTCTTGTAGATTTATACTATATGCGTATATGTGATAAAAAAACAAGAGGTAAGCAGCATATGAAATTGTTATTTGTATGTGATTCCGTATTCTTTTTCGTTATGGAATAATTTGGAATAATTTATTTGTTGAGAAAAAGTATACATACAATGAAATATATCTTTCATCATAATCGAGCGTACAAAGTGTATGCTTCAGGAAAAAAGGTGCTAGTATCAAAAGATAAATATGATAAGTACATCATGTATAAACGAAGGACTCAAATGAAAGGTGGGGTTGGCGATCCATCGCTTGGTATGAGAACAGTAATCATTAAAAATTTAAGGAAATTTAAAGATGACCATCAGACGCCTAACAACAAAAACACATTATACACTTGTTTGAAAGAAATATTCCTTCACATTCGGGCAGTAAAACCGACTGTTTTACAGAGACCAAAAGTTAAAAAAAAATTACAAACGTTAAATAGAAATACTCGCCCCTTAGAAGAGACTATTTTTGGAAAACAAAAAGGAAGACAGTTTTTAAAAGGGATTTCTCTTTATCAACGTAATATTTTGAAAAATGAAAAACTCAGTGAAGAACAAAGAGAACACAGGCTCCTTGAGTTTTTTGAAACGATTTGTATGACAATATTAAAATCGGATGTGGCAGATGCGGTTGTTTCCACTGTGTTACCTTCTGCTTCATAATTGTATTAAAATGATATGTTATATTGGGGTGATTCGTGTAGATTGCGGAGGTACTGTATGGTATCTGAAAAACTACTGTATCCGCTGCCTTTGAATGACACAGCACCTTGACACATAAATAAATCAACGACTGCATCAGCTTCGGTGGTTTGACGCAATTTTTCTGTTGTCTTTATTTCTTTATTCACAACGACTCGTGTTCCGTAACGTCGTTTAAATAATTCTTGCGTTTCTTGGTTATCTGTTGCTAGATATATGAATGGGAAATGTGAAGATAAGTCGTGATTGTCAATGAACGCAAAGAAATCTTCGTTCGTCGTGAAACGTTTCTTTGATTTTGCTAGTTCGGTATGGTCTGTTCTGCGAACATGAAGAGCAATGTATTGTTCTCCGATTTGTTCCTTCAATGTACTGATACGTTTCTGAATCTGTTTGGAAGGGCATAAGTACTCAAAATACGAAGAAATATCCACAACATGATTGTTACTATTCGTAGTACAATGAAAAGGAAGGGTTACTACTTCTTCTGCTTCAGTAGTTGTGGGAGTAGATGTATTTGGAAAATGTGTGGAAGACACTTTTGCATCAATGTAAATGTCCTTGTGGAATTTGTTATTTTCTTTTTTAATGATCAGTAACTGTGAAGAGTTATATTCTGTCATCGGTATGAAAAGGTCATCAAAATGTTGCACACAGTGAGATGAACTTTTCCAATACACGACGAGTCGCAATGGGGTTTTCTTTTGATTTCTAAAGCATTCTAATAGAGAAAATATACTTCTCAATCGATTACACAAACCACCCGATGGACACAGTACGTAATCAACACGCCTCATATCATACGGTTTCAATACTTTTTCTAACATAGATTTCTCTGCAGAGTTGTAGTCGTTGAACACTTTTATGATTTCTTCTTCAAACATCAAACGATGACAGAAGGGTACATTCAGAATATGAAATTTCAACTGTGATTGACTATTGTACCCCCCCCAATGGCGATTCGTTGCGAGAGCACATTCCCGGGTTAATTTGTCCGATTTTTCGATGAATTGATCCATATGTGCACTTACTTGATGGTAGTCTACGTCATTAATGTTGTGGTTGTTCAACAATATAAACGTCATCATCTTATAAATGACTTTTTTTGTATTTATCATCAATGCATCATACGATACCATGTGCGTAGACTTGTTACACCGCAAACATTTCAAAAGAGTATCAAAGTAGCGTTTTATTTCAATACGAACCTCTTTTGTGATGGGATAAAACTTATATTTCAAATACTTAGTTATACATTCTCGGTAATCGCGAACAACAAAAATAATGGAATCCGGTTCGTCATGTTTTGGATAATGATGAATTTTTTGAAGAATGGGTGTAGCATCTTTTTGAACGTGATTCATCAAATTTTCGTTAGGATATTTGTTACAACATACTGGTTTGTCATTCTTAGAGCATCCCAGTGTAGGTTGCGAAGTGATATATTCAACGATAAAACGAATCAAATGATTACCACTTCTTGGATAACTGATTAAATAGTGCATGTAAGAAAGTCAACTTCGATTTCATTAATACTTAACACGTATTTTTCTTTAATTTTTTCTACGCGTACTGTTTCTCTTGGATTTTGATTTGTGGGTTTTGTTCCACAATGTCGTAATTTCATTCACAATGAAGTCAACATTGGCAATGTTCCATTCTTCTTTCCAATTTTTGTAAATAAAACGAATATCAACCATGTCTGATTTTGTAGCTAATTTATTTTGTACTCTATCTCTAATATCCGCATAGGAATGAATATTCCATGAAGATGATGACGACGTATCGTTTAGAGACGACGAGGTTGGTTCTACTACTCCTAATGTTTCCCAAGCAGATCTCATCCGTCCTTCTTCTTTTTCATAAAGATTATTAAACTCCAGATTGCTAAAAAAACGGACCGGTGAAGATGGAACGCCTTCGTCGAAAATACTAGACATTCCTCCATTCATTTTCGCATTGTTGCGTTTTACTGTGTTTTTCTTGGTTGTTTTCTTGCTTGTTTTCTTGGTTGTTTTCTTGCTTGTTTTCTTGGTTGTTTTCTTGCTTGTTTTCTTGGTTGTTTTCTTGCTTGTTTTCTTGGTTGTTTTGTTGACATTTTGTTTCGTCTTTTTCTGGTTTATGAATTTAGTGTTAGGTCTTTGTTTGTTTTCTTTGGGAAAAAGCATGTCAGAGAATTTCTATATAAATAATTGTTATAAAAAAAAATGATACACAACAGAATACAAAAATATAGGGCAATGAAGTTAGTTATTGTTGAATCACCCGCGAAGTGCTCCAAAATCCAATCTTTTTTAGGTAAGGATTACGTGGTTCTCGCCAGTTACGGACACATTCGTAATTTGGCGAAAAACAATGCTATTGACGTGAACAATGAATACAAACCCAAGTACGTAATTTCAAATCACCAAGTTGTTAAAAAATTGCGTGCGGCGTGTCAGAAAGCAGACGAAGTGATTATTGCAAGCGATATGGATAGAGAAGGAGAGGCAATCGGATATCATCTTATGAAGGTTTTGAAATTACCCATGTCAACAAAACGAATTGTTTTCAACAAAATTACTAAAAAAGCAATAGAGGATGCTATTCATAATCCACGAGCGTTGGACAGTCGGTTGTTTCATTCTCAACAAGCGCGAAGAGTTTTAGATCGGTTAATTGGTTTTTCGTTGTCGCCCTTATTATGGAAACATGTTGCCTCTAAACTATCTGCGGGAAGATGTCAATCACCGGCACTCGGTTTGGTTTTTGATAAAGAACAGCAGATTAGTTCGTTTCAAAATTCATCTCAGTTTAAGATTGAAGGAACATTCTCAACAGATACTACTGGAAACCATTTGTTTGAGGCAAAATTCAAATTATCTAGACCGTCCAAAGAAGAAACGATAAAGCATATTTTACGATGTATAAAAACAACCTTTCACGTATCCCAAATTTCATCAGCGCAATTTCAAACATGTCCTCCACCTCCGTTTAGGACGTCAACCCTTCAACAAGCAGCGTCAAATAGAGGAATATCTCCAAAGGAGTGTATGCAACACGCACAAAAATTATATGAAGCGGGATTGATCACGTACATGAGAACGGATTCTACTGTGCTTTCGTCCGGTATCAAGGAATCATGTACTCAATTTATAAAAAGCAAGTGGTCCGCAAAATATTTATCATCACGGAAAAATAATACGAGGGTGGTAAAAAAAGCGAAACACTCGCAAGATGCTCATGAAGCAATTCGTCCGGTTAAAATCACAGTTACACCGGGGTCCTTGCAATCAATGCCGCCACGGAGAAGAATCATATATGACCTCATTTGGAAAAGAACGTTGGCATCTCAGATGGCGGCAAAAGTGAGCACAAAATGTACTTGGTTCATCGATTCCATTGCGGGTAGTACATGCGACGATTCGGCCGTTTCCGAACATATTCGCGTTGATTTTAATGGTTGGACAATTTTGTATGAGAAAACACGTAGTGATGAAGAAGAACGTGAAGAAGAGCAGTTCTGGACTCTTATATCTGCCGTATCAGAAGGCACGGTGTGTCATTTCAAGACTTTCAAAGGAGTAGAACAGTTCAAATCTCCGCCTACGCGATACACAGAAGCAAGACTCATTAAGGAACTGGAAGACAACGGTATTGGACGCCCCTCTACGTTCAGTTCTATCATTTCCACGATTGTAGACCGTCATTATGTACGCATAGAAGATGACCCTGGAACTAAGCGTACTCAACAAATTATAAGTAGCGATACAAAATCAATCATGTGCGAAGAACATCAAATTTGCGTCGGGAATGGCAAAAAGAGAATGTTTCTGACAGACATTGGGTGCGCAATTGTTTCCTTTTTAAAACAACATTTTGATTTCATTATGCGCTATTCATACACTTCTACTTTAGAAGAACAACTGGATAGCATCGCGATTGGTGATTTGAAATGGACGACGTGTGTGGACGAAGCTTATCAGAAGATAAAAACAAACACTACACTCATGAAATCAACCGTAAACGATGGAGACGCGTCTCATTCATCACGCTTATCTGCGCAAAAACGATGTTTGGGAAATCACCCCGAATCTGGATTGAACGTTTATGTTTTCATTGGGAAAAAAGGTAAGGTAATACAACACGGTGAAGATGGAGATACAAAGACAACGTATTGTTCGTGGAATACGCGGCGAAAAATAGAAAATATCAATTTGGAGCACGTTTTGGATCAGATACCGCGTGTTATCGGTCAAATAAACGGACACGATGTATGTATCGCAAATGGACCATATGGAAAATATATACGTTGTGGGCAAACTACAGTACCTCTCCCTAAGGATAAGAGTGTAGACGTTTCAAAACTTACTCTTGAAAAATGTGAACAGTTCCTCCAAGAATATCAGCAAGATACGCGCATCGTCTGTAAAACACCGCAGATTATCGTGAAAAAAGGACCCTATGGTTTTTATGTTCGTAAAGGAAAGGTCATCCGGTCGTTACCCGAAGACATCGATTGGAATACAGTCACAAAAGATGAATGTCTTGAAATATTGGCAAAACCGAAACCGAAAAGGAAAGCTGGTGGCAAATCTAGAACGAAAACGAAAACGAAAGGGATAAAAAAGACACGAAGTACGAAGTTACGAAAAAAAACACCCAAAAAAATGAATGAATGAACGATTGAAAAATTGATACATAAAACGAATACCAGTACAGAACACACAACATATAAATATGACAAAAAAAGGAAAAAAAGGAGGAAAAACGAAACGGCGTGGAAAAGCACAAAGACACGAGGGTAAACGGCAAATTATCTTCAAAGAACACGGACAAGAATACGCGCAAGTGATTAAGATGCTGGGAAACGGTCGCGTTGATGCTCAATGTTATGATGGTAAGAAACGTCTATGTATCATTCGCGGTTCTATGAGAAAACGTATCTGGATTGGAGTCGGAGATATCATCTTAGTTGGATTGCGAGATTTTCAAGATAACAAGGCGGATATTATTGGCAAATATTCTAATGAAGAGGCGCGGAATTTGAAAATGCTAGGAGAATTACCCTCGACAGCTAAAATTGGAGAATTATCTGCGTTTGGCGAAGAAGAAACGGAAGATTGTGCCTTTGAATTTGATTTTGATGAAATTTGAGATTTTGATGAAATTTGGGTTGGGTTTAAGTTATCGTTTTTTCTATTTCATCATTTTTGTTGCTAAACATGTTCACAATCGATAATTCTGTTAACACAAAAGTAGATGGTACATCATCGTTGGTAACAGCAAGAGTCAATTCCCATACGGATTGATTATTCTCTTGTCGGACATGTACCGTTGTATTCGCGTCTAGATTCATGAGCTCGCCATCTTGATTTTTTATGTTCACAATCGTACCATATGGAATTGGTACGGACGGCGTCTGCATTTCTGCCAGCAAATCAGTTCTATTCACCCACACCATTTCGCTGAATGTAACGGTGATTTTACGTGTTCCTGAATCAAACGTCACGGTTTCTAGTTTTGGTTTTTGCGCTTTTGCAATGATCATATCTCTGATGTATAATATGCGGGTATTGTACTCTGATTGTATGTATTCACCCGTGGATACGTACTCGTTTTGTTGTGTGGTGTTATTATGTGTTTTGAAAATGATTTCTTCACAACATACGGACTTAAATTTCTTGGAATCGTATAGACTCTGTGATTGTGACATGTGTCGTGCTTTTTAAACTATATCATTGAGTAACATTTATATTCGTATAATTTCGTATAGTTAACGTGCCTAATCTACTTCTTCAATTTCTTCATCGTCGTCAAAGTCATTAGATTCGGTAATTTCGTTCGTGGCGGGGGTTGTGTCTGTGTTGGCGTTGGTTGCTGTGTTGGCAATGATGTCGGAATTGGTGTCTGTGGGTGTGATGTAGTTCGACTCTCCGTCTTGAAATGATTTCAATTTTGCGCGAAAATCTTTCAAACGCTCTTGTGCCTTTTCCGAATTGTTGTATGTTTCTAAATCTTCCAATGTCAACTCTTCGCGTGTAAATGGATTCTCTGAACTATTTTGTAAATATCGTGTAATCACAACCCTATCCATGAAAACGGGTGTGTCGTCGGTGGAGTGAGGTAGAAGAACTGGGTCTGTAATCAATGTATACATCAAAGGATCTAATAGGGACTCTGGAATGGTATCGTAGTCTAGCAATTTGTCTGCGTAGAATTTGAGTGTAGTGAATATGTTTTTAATATTTTCCGACATGTTCTTGTTAATCGTTCGTGTTCCATACGATTGGGCGTTTTTTGAATCGTTTTTAATCATACTCTGTAAATTTACAAGCGACTGGGGACGGTCGGTACCACATGCCCGTATAAATCTCTCTGAAAATTCTGGAAAAGTTAACATGAACACTACATTTTCTAAAGCGGCGCCGACAATGCTGTACGTTTTTGAAAAACGAGTACTACAATACTGAAAGATGAATACCAAACATTCACATAACTTATCCGCAATATCGGGTTCTGTTCCCTTTTCCCTAAAGTTTGGATAATTATAACAACGACGTAAACAGTGGAGCAACTTTAAACTAAGGAAAATATCTTCGCGAATCTTTTCTTCGCATTTTCGTTGATTTGATATTTCATTGATACTGAGCACACTCGTTGAATAAAATGTATCCAAAATGTACTCGTAATTTTCACGAAAAGATTCAAATCGTTGAGTAAGATGGTTAATAATTGATATGGCAATCAGTGAGTTGATGTCGTCCGGAAATATCATACTCCCCGCGACGGATTGATAGTGGTTCACGTGGAAATTGTAAATTGTCACGATTAGTTTCTTTTGTGTTTCCATTTCTTCTGAGATATCACTTCGTAACGAGCAATAATGTTTCCAAATAACTTCCATTTCATGACAACGCAAATGAGTGTCTTTGTTTACCGCGTGTTCTTCTATGTACACCAGACAATTCGTCTTGAAATGTAGAGGCATGGTTTCTAAACTGACAATATGAATACAAAGGGAAATAATATCCTTGTTATCGTCGAAATGACAGTATGAGTTCATTGCTTTCGCCATGTAATTCAAAACGTATAGAATTTTGTCAACTAATTTCATAAACCGGAACGAATGGTCGCGGAAAATATTATGCGACTGAAACCTATTTGCGTACAGCCATTTTAAAACACTGACTGAAAATTTACGAATATTCGTTTTTAATTGGTACACAAACAGTTTATTGGTTTCAGTTAATTGGGATAAAAACATGAGGCGCGATTTGAACATCTTTACCAATTTAGACGAAATATTGATGATTTGCGAAGCTTCATTGTTGGAGTACTCATTAATCACATGTGCTATGGTTGTTTCGTAATAATCTTGTTGCTGGATTGAATATTCCAGTTTCTTGATGAGTGTATAAATAATGACCTCAAACGCGTCGCATTTAGACACAAATAAACTCTCTTTCGGATAAGCTGTAACCCATGTTATCGCGTCTTCGTTCACACACTTTTCAACTGCCTCAAATTGTAGTGATTCACTCTCTTCGGATGATATTTGACAGAAACTATAAAATAAATTCAGTAACATTATTTCGCTAGAAGAATCAATGGGGTCTATCATACGCATACCCATTATCCATTGGTCTGTTAAACGAAAACTATTCAGTGTGATTATGGTGGACAACCATTCCATGAATGCAAACGTATTTTTTTGACTGAAAACGATTATTTTTCATGATTCGGTTAAATGTGTTTTTAGTAAAGTTGATTGTCAAAATGTTGGATAAAATGGACATGTCGTTCTCTCGGAGAGTCGTATAACACCAGGCACTATGTTCTATCAAATATCGTCTAAATTTGTTCCACGTACACATGAACGCATACTTTTTTCCGATTTCAAATTGGGTCATTCTACCGGGTCTCAGTGCTTCAAAGATTTTTGTCAGTAAAATATTCGTTTCTGCGGATGTCTGGCATTTGTCATAGACGAACTCTATTAAGTCAATGGATTGGTACGAACAGACGAAGTTAATCATTTCATTTAATGAAAACTCCTTTCCAAATAACGTGTTTTTGACAAAATATTCTACGATATACGTGTCTAACAATAAGTTTAAAAGATTCAGAACTTCTTCATCGACTGTGTTTTTGAGGTGGGCGCGTGTTGACTTTCCATTAAAACATAGGACGGTATAAATGAAATTAAAATAGGTAAAACCGTAGGATATACAGTTCATTACAAAAAGACGTTCGATGTCTTTTCGCATTGGTTGATAGTCGGTATGAAGAACAAATTGTAAGAAAGATTTTGTATCAGAGAAAAAGGTTTTTATTTTCTTCTTACTCTCTTCAATGTCGGCGAGCTTGTCATGGATGGTTGCGTGTGTTGTTGACTCCTTCGGTGGAGGAGTTGAAGGATGTATACGATTATCCTCCTTACTTTCGGTACCAAAAGTAGATGGGTTTAGCAAGAGTTGTGGCGGAGGAGGTAGGGGGTGTGTTGGAGACCGAGGTTGTGATGGAGACCGGAGTGATTGCGAGTTTTGAAACTGAGATTGATCACTTTGGGACATTGCATTCTATTTTTATTGTATGTTCTTCTTATATTTAAATACAATGCAGCATCATTTTACAGAACACTGTTGAAAACAATTTAAATATAGTTGCGGTTCTAATTAAAAATAATGAAAGTGATTGCTATCATACCGATTAAACACGTTTCTCAACGAGTACCCGGGAAAAATTATAAGCTCATCGATGGATATCCATTGTACACGTATATTTTGAACACTCTTTTACAAGTGGAAAGGATGACAAAAGTGATTGTGAATACTGATAGCACATTTGTCAGAGAAAAATTAATGGAAACGTACCCATCCGTAGACGTCTACATGAGACCGAGTAACTTAATTGGTCACACTGTGTCCGTCAATGATATTTTAATTGATACCATTTGCTCTTTAGAACTTGAAGCGGACGTTTTTCTACAGACACATACTACAAACCCACTCTTATCGTTCGAAACCATAAATGCCGCTTTGGATAAATATTCTGAAAACGAAACAACGCAGTCACTTTACAGTGTTAAACAGTTACAAACGAGGTTATACGATAGTAAACATGCGGCCATAAACCATAATCCACGCGAACTGATACAAACACAAGATTTACCACCCGTTTTTGAAGAAAATTCGTGTATGTATTTATTTTCAAAGCAATCACTGATCTCTAATAAGCACAGAATCGGTGAAAATCCATTACAATTTGTGATGTCGGACATAGAATCACAAGATATAGATACGCCATCCGATTTCTTTTACGCTGAGTATTTGATACAGCGAAACAAAAATAAAAACAAAATGGTTCTCATCACGGGTGTTTCTGGAGGAATTGGCAAGGCTACCGCTGAAGTTTTCTCAAATAAAGGATGGTTTGTAATGGGTGTAGATTGTCGAGAAGGTGATGAATTTTGCGATAAAAAACTCACTCTAGATTTATTACATGAAGATTCTATTCAAACTATAGTTGACGAAGTACAAACTCATCATAAACAACTACATTGTATCGTGAACAATGCGGCATATCAAGTGTGTCTACCATCCGAAAACTATTCTCACGAACAAAGCAAATTGGATGACCACTGGAATGCTACATTTGGAATCAATCTTAAAGTTCCGTATCAACTGTGTGTACGGTTACGACCATTTTTAAAACAGAGTAAAGGAAGTATTGTCAACTTGTCATCAGTACATGCAACCCATACGTCTAAAAATATTAGTTTATATGCGATGAGTAAAGGAGCATTGAGTGCAATGACACGAGCGTTGGCATTAGAATTCTCGGAAGACCTTATCCGCGTCAATTCTGTGTGTCCCGGTGCGACAAACACTGAAATGTTATTATCTGGATTGAGACGTAATGCTCCACCAGAACTTGATACACGCAAAGAATCTATAGAAGAGCACATGCTAAAAAAAATAAAAGGCGCACATTGTTTAAACAGAATTGCTGAACCACAAGACATCGCCGAAACGGTCTATTTTTTAGGAAATAACGCATCAAGTGCTTTTATGACTGGTCAAAGCATAGTTGTAGACGGTGGTGCAACGGTTCGATTGTCAACTGAAGTTTCATGATTCTAACGCAATGCTCCATGTATGATTTCAATAACCTTTGTACTCGTTTTGTCTACTGCTTCGTATGTGTTGGACGAGTTATGAGTACCAAAGATACAATTTTTGAACTGTCTTAGTTCTGATTTTGGGGATAATGGTTCTTCTTCAAATACATCAAGTGCTGCCCCCTGTATATGTCCATTGTTTAAATGGAAAAGTAAGTCTTTTTCGCATAACACTTGACCACGACCAACATTAATAATGAAGGAACCTCGTTTCATTGCTTCTAGTTCTTTTTTCTTGATGAGATGAAAGGTGTGTTTGTTCAGAGGACAGCACAGAATAACCGAAAAAGCATCTTTCAGCGCTGTCTGTAAGGAACGAACTTTAACATTGGCTATCGACGGATATAAAACGGTAGGTTCAACCACCCCTTTTTCTGAATTTTTGTAGAAAGGATCACTCACCATAATATTCGTGGTGAACCCTTGTAACTTGCGAACAACTGCTTGTCCGATATTACCAAAACCCACAACAGCAATTTTTTTATTGATAAGTGTGTACCCGGGAGGTTTGTACCATTCAAATTGTAAGACACGATTGTGAACTTGGACGAGTTGTCTCGTTAAACAAAGGAGATATCCGATTGCAACGTCGCTTACCTCTTCATTAAACATACCGGGCGTGTTCGTAAAAAATAATCCCAAACGTTTACATGCTTCTTGATCGATATTATCGGTCCCAATGCCCCATTTCACAACTGCTTTTAGTTTCCCTTTTTTTCCCTTCTCCAAAATTTGTTGAGAAGCGGTATCATCGCCGACAATCCATCCATCAAAATCTGGGACGAGTTGAAGTAACTCTTCTTCGGAACACGTTTGCACAAAGTTCGGTGGTATGAAAATTTCGATTCCCTTTCTTTTTAGGATATCCTTATACTGCTCTATTCGGGCTATCATTGGAGGACATGTAAGTAACACTTTATACATGGGAACTTCTGATTATATGAAACAATACTTGATTGTGTTTATGTGATTTGAAAACAAACTTATATAAAACTAATTAAATTAAACTTATTAAAAAGATATATGGATTTTAATGAATTTAGAACTTTTAGTGCACAAAATAAAGATAAACACAATAAAACATTGGAGGATATAAATGCCAAAATTGATGGTCGTATTTGTATGAATGATTATCTATATAATGTTCTTTCAATGAAAGAGTTTTTAGGAAAAAAATGTAAAGTATACCTTGAAACTGGTACACTATGGGGAGGGTCTTTGATTTCTCTAATGAATATTGAAAAATCAAGTACTCTTTTCATAGGGGTCGATTTATTTACTGGTTACTATGAAAAGAATGTTAAAAAAAATGATTGGAACAAGTGTAGTCAAGATATAAATTCATCTAATCATCTACAATTTGTTGAAAACAATATCCAAAGATTAAACTTATATAAAAATCAATTTAAACTAATTAAAGGGTCATCGTATTCAAACTCAACAATAGATAAAGTTAAACAAATTACCAAAACAATTGATTTATGTTTTATTGATGGAGATCATAGTGAACGCGGTGTTACTCAAGATTTTCTAAAGTATAAAGATTTTATGTCAAGTGGTGGTATAATGATTTTTGATAATTATGGAGAACCAAATACATGGGAAGGTGTGAAAAAAGGAGTAGATAAAATTGACTTTATTAAATATGGATTTAGAATTCTAGGACAATTGGGTTATTCGTTTTATATTGAAAAGTTATAATTTGAAGAAATTTATTGCGAATTGAGTTCAGTATGTTTTCTTCACAGAATCAGATATGTCCCCCCGATCCGTTTTGTCATTACACGAATACGCCTTATGAATGGTAAATAACCATCTGTGAAACTGGGTTACGCTTTCAACGTTCTTCATTTGAATCTTGAAATTTTCCTCACTTTTTTTTTCTCGTTTCTTTCTTTCCAACAAAAGTTGCTGAGGTATGCCGTAGTCCGGTGTTTTCATGTACGTGACGTTGTCTGCGTCATAGGATAGGTTCTCTTTACACAATTGTAGTAAACATGTGAAAATGGTTTCACAACGACTCATGTGAAAGTCCGAAGTGATTACGGTGATGTTTTTCCATTTGTTCGGAATAATGTGATTCATCAATGAAAAATACACGTTTGCTATGGTGTCATACGATGCCCATTCTAAAAATATGTTCTGTGGGTCTATTCCTAATGTCATTAAATATTCTGAAGCAACAGTAGACTCGTATACATGAAAACCTAAGTGATTCACAAAATTTGGTTTATGATATGTTCCACCACCGGTACACAAAATGGGTGCACCCGTCAGTTTGTGTTGTTCATATGCTTTCAGTAATCTTTGTGTGACCCACTGAGGACATTCGCCCGTCTCTGTGATGCCTCCCATTAGTACAATGATTAGATCAACGTTTACTCGTTCGTTTTGCTTTTGATAGATGTTTTCATTCCACCCATGTGGTTTTTCCAAAAATCCATCACTCATATTTATAGTTTCATAAAGTAGTAAAAAATAATGAAAAAAACACACATTCCTTTTATCCACATGGCAAACATGTTTCTCTTTTATTTCTCATGGAAACAATTCTTAGGGTTCGGAAACAGATATCCTTTACTTCAACCCTTAACGAAACGAGAAATGTACGTTTTGATTTCGACAAGTAGCACATAATCGGTCAAGCGTACGATTAATGACCTACCTCTGAAAGCTCCTTCTTCTCAAACAACGACCCTAATGATTCCTTAAAGTTATAATTCCTCATTGTTAGATTGGGGTATTGTTTACATAATTGTGATAGTTCTTTCCACGACGTCATATGAACTCTGGAACCGTTTGGTTTATTATACATGTCACCCTTTCGTTGATAATCATCAATGAAGTAATTGGGGTTATGTGTTGGCGTTTCAGTGATATATAAGGCACCATTTTTAGGCACGCATTCAGGAATAAATTCGACGTAGTCACAATCCATTCCTATTAATCTAACATCACTGTGTCCCAAATGAACCGCATACAGAGCGGCGGATGCTCCTGAACATATTTCACGCTGTTTACTGAATATTGATGTTCGATCTTTTTTCAACTCGTCTAGGAAAAACACAGAAGAGTGATTTTTTGCCTCCGGCCAATACGATAACACCGAACTTCGTAATAAAAACGTTTCACACTTTTTGTTTTCGACCATATCCTTTATTGTGTCAATATTGGATCGCAAAACCACGTGATCCGCGTTCACATAATGTGTAGGGTACCAGTCTATTTTCTCCCAATGTCTGAAAGCAAGACATGTTCCAATCGTATCACCTTTTATTGTCGTAAAATCCAATCCTTTTAACGAAGAACCATTTCCGCATACGACACAAGGAGGTTGAGTTTTGTATTTTTTTAAATCTCTACTTACGATACTCATACAATGACTCCGCAAAAACTGAAATTTAACAGGGTCCGGTTTCACAGGATTGAATGATTTGTCATTATTGACATCGTATCTTTCAGCACCCCCAACATTTGCACAGTAATGTTGTTTCAATGGGTAAAAGTGATTGATTCTTTTGTATATTTCGTTTATCCAATCGTCACAGAACCAATTGATGATTTCTGGGGGGAAATAGTAGTTAAAACATTCCATGTGTTTTCTGGATACAAACGACTGTGTGATGATCTTTGAGTTGTTGTTTATGGGACCAGTCACGCCAACATTACGTCTAGATTGCAGCACTTGTATACAGTTGTTTACCCAACCTTTTGTTTTAAACTCAATATCGTCTCCGCATTGGAAAAAAAAATCACAACCGTCATCATACGCTATTTTGAACAACGCATTCCACATTTTTGTCAAATGTCCTTTTTCAATATTTTCCATATAATGAAACTGTAACGATGTGTTTTTCATTATCCCTACAAACCGAGTGAATGCATTTTTGTTTTTGTCGTCATCGTATACTTTATCGCCTTTATCAATACCAATGTAAAATATATATTCATGTTCCTTATCGTACGTTGTTAAAAATGATTTAATGGTGTGTTTGAACAAGTAAGATTCTTTGTACGTTTTCCAATTTCGTTTGTGTGATGTAGATGGTATTATAATTCCAATTTTCATTTATGTTGTATGAAGTGAGTGTTCGCGCTCTTAGTTAGTATGAAGTGTCAAACATATCTTTAACTAATAAATGTAAATCGTATTCTCTTTTCTATCCTAACTGTTTTTCGGCCTTTGACGGATCACCTAATAGAAACTCAACTTCACATGGACGGAAGTACTTTTCGTCAATCTTGACAAGAACGCGTTTGGTGTTCGCGTCATATCCCTCTTCCTCCAATCCAGATTTTCCATTCCAGGCAATTTCTATGCCCACATACTCAAAAGCGAGCTCAATAAATCTACGCACAGAAGTTGTTTTTCCCGTTGCCAATACGTAGTCATCTGGCGATTCCTGTTGAAGCATCAACCACATTCCATACACATAATCTTTAGAGTGCCCCCAATCGCGCATGCTATCTATGTTTCCCAACGTCATGTACTCTTTTTGCCCATTCATAATTTCTTTTATCGAATTCACAATTTTCATCGTCACAAAGTTCTTTCCTCGTCTCGGACTCTCATGATTGAACAGAATTCCGTTGCACGCGAAAAGGTTGTATGCCTCTCTGTAATTTTTAGTGATGTTGTGCGCAAACACTTTGGCACAAGCATATGGAGAAACCGGGTTAAACGGTGTGTCTTCATTTTGCGGTTTCTCCAGAACATCTCCGAACATCTCACTCGTACCCGCTTGGTAAAATTTTATTTTACGTTGCACGGATTGAGGAAAGCTTCTGATGATTTCAAGAAGTTTGAGCGGTCCAATGGCATCGACAAGAGACGTATACTCTGAATTATCAAAGGAAATCGCCACATGGCTTTGAGCTCCGAGATTGTATATTTCTAAAACGTCTAATTCTGTGGATGTGTTGATTATTTTACAAATCACTTGTTGCATTGATGACGCGTCTGTTAAATCTCCGTACGCCAAATGGAGTTTCTCTCGAATATGATCTAAGCGAGTATGACTATACAATAGCGAAGTTCGTCTGACTATTCCGTACACTCTGTACTCTTTTTCAAGCAATAATTCTGCCAAGTAAGAACCATCTTGTCCGGTTATCCCTGTGATAAAAGCAAATTTTGGCATTTCGTATTTTGTGCTTTGATGTTGTTAAAATTGTATTATAAAATACCATTTATATGTATATATAGAAAACAGACGAAGATACACATAACATTATACAATCAACAATGACAGAACCTTATCAACCAAACGTTTCCATTCTCACACCGACGTACAATCGCCGAAAATTCCTTCCTCTGATTCTTCATAATCTATTGCACTTTAATTATCCAAGAGAAAAACTGGAATGGTGTGTTCTTGATGACGGCGAAGAAAAAATGTTTGCAACTCCGCAAGACGTTGAAGAATTTGCGAAACAGATTAGTCCCATCTGTCTCACCTATAAAACTTTGACTGAAAAGAAACAAATTGGAAATAAAAGAAACATGATTGTTAAACAAGCGAAACACAAGGTGGTAATCATGATGGACGATGATGACATCTATATGCCCAATTACATTAAACATTCTGTACTGACAATGAAAGAAAAAAAGAAAAAAATGGTGGGTTCAAAGGATATGCTGATTTTATTCCCGCACCACAATTATAACGTTTCCAAGTTTACCGGCAGAGCACTACGACAAATTCACGAAGCCACGATGTGTTTCACGAAAAAGTACTTCAAATCAATGGGAGGGTTCAAAAAGAAGGTTTCACACGGTGAAGGAAGCTCAATGATAGATCATAATGAAAAGAATGTGTTTTCTACTGACATTACTCAATGTATGATCTGTGTTGTTCATTCCGAAAATACGTACAACAAAGAACAGTTCACAGCACCGCCATTACGTGTGAAAAGGAATGATGCTATAATGTACTTATTAGTGCCTTACATCAAAGTTTTATCATCAATATTGGGGATTGTGTTTGATGAAAATGGTGAAAAATGGTAAAAAAAGAGAAATGTAAAAAGATACCACATTGTTTGTTTTTTCGTGTGTGTTTTATTTTTATTTTTTCGCTGGTTCGTGATTTTTGGTTTGTTCAATATATCATAAGGGGTAACTTAGTTGGTAGTCGTAGTTTCCGTAGTCGTGTTTTCCGACTGACTTACGTTTTGGCGAGTATTGGGTGTCTGAAACCGGTTTCGCATGTACGGAGGCATGTGCTCGCATAAGAGCTGACCGCCTTGGATACCCGTGACATTGTTGCCGCATTTTTTACCATTATTATCGCATCCTACTGTAACTTGAATGTATTCACCCGTAATAAGCGTTCTCCAACATTGAGTGTGCGGTTTAATTTCGCTGTGGTGAACGAAAAGGTCTTCGTTGTTGTCTAGAATGGTGACGAAACCATACCCTTTCGTGTTGTTGAACCATTTTACACGCGCGACATACGTCTCCCCGACTTCAACTGTTAAAGTCGAAGTGGTGTCCGTGGTTGCGGTGTCTTCCGTAAATGTTTCTGGAAGTACATTGGTGGCGACGGTATCATCCGCCCAAGAAGTAGTGTTTTTGGCGTAAGTAGTTGTTGAGTCCATGTTGTACTATTACAACAAAAATGTTCTTTAAATTCATTTTTTTATATTACAAATTTAAAGTTCAAGAGAGAACACGTTCATACACAATTTATTAATATAGAGAATTAGTGTATAAAACAATTTATTACATACAACATTACCCAATGGTAAAAAAACTTATTTATTCAGCAATCATAGCATTGTGTATCGTATATATTTTAGATGTTTATAACCACCATATTGTAGTCCCTAATGTCAACATTCATAACTTGAAGTTCATTGACATATCGCGCTTTCAAAAATTTCTCAATTCCAAATATCCCACGGTTGTTGTGGACACGTACGACCAATTACCGCATTTGTATCGGGGTAGTGGGGTACTCACAGATGTATCATATGTGTCCAATTTATTGTCTCCTATGCGTATTTCATCCCACATGGAGTACATTCATCCAGACGGTAAGATAAGGACGACGTACAATAACCGCACACTTCTTTTCCAAATTGAAGGAACAATTAAGATCTGGTTATTTCACCCTTCACAAACGGGTTTGTTATATGTTTCAAATCATTCTATCAAGGAAAACGGACATTATGTTAGTCCAATCTTACTCAATAATGATGTTAATGTGGACGACCACTTCCCCTTGTTTAAACACTCGGCATACACGGAAATAACACTATCTCCCCACATGCTTTTATCCATTCCTAACCGGTGGTCGTATTGTATAAAAAAAAACAGTGTAGTTAGCAGCGGCGACAAAAATGCAAACGAAAATACAAAAACAGCCATTGTGACGTCAAATACATTAGGAAGTATCACTAATTTTCTCTTACGCTGAGAATACTAAACCTCCAGTACCGTTTTGAATACGAAGGATGTTATAACCAATTGTGTATACGGACATGTTATATCCGACACCCTCTTCAATCGGTTGTACAATGTCTACATTCAAGTCCACTTTTTTCACTTGCGCCATATTACATGAACCGGATGGTTGGAACTGTTTGGGATACAATGAAAAACTAAATAGGTGTACGCCATTGGGAATCTTCGTTTTAAAATACCAAAATGGTTGAATTTTGTTGAAGTACTCAGCGTCTTTGGGTTGAATGCGAGGTTGGTTGTTTAACATAATTTGAGCGGATTTTAATATACTTTTAGTTTGGTTTTCTGAGCTTGTTGTGGGAGAGAGAGTTGCAAAATGTTCTGTTTCGGTTATATCTTTTTGTTTATAGTTGGAGAAGTTGAACCAGTCGTTTCGTTTTCGAACATCGTCTCGCTGTGTTAACCAAACCATTTCCTTGATTGGTTCAAACAAATACAAGGGTAAGTTCTGTTTTGCGGACTTCAATTGACTAAAGGTATGTTGACGAACGGTTGTAATCAAATAATTGTGGACCGATTGAGAAAACATTTTGAGTTGTGGGGTATCCAAAAACACGTACATGGCCTCAATTCTAGGATTATTCATCCATTGCTTTCCTTCTTGTAAAAAGGACGAAATTTCAATTGTTGGTTCTCCCTCTAATTCCTGTTGTTTATTGAATTCTACTGGAGACATCCATTCTGTCCAAGATGTTGCACTTGATTCAGTCATGTCTATAAATTATATAATTATAAATATTCTTTTTTTTTATATTTTGAATTTTGTTGGGATTTGAATTTTGTTGGGATTTGAGTTTTGTTGGGATTTGAGTATTACTTGAATGGATGTTCGTTTACTACAATTGTCTCTTTTTGCGGACACAGAGACACTCATTGAGAGGACGAATGGTGATGCGGATCACAGCGGAATCGTACTCTAAGCCTTGGATAGGAAGATACTTCTTTTGACGCACAAACCAAAAGGGAAGTGGAATGGTACATATTTTCCCTTCTTCAATACATAAGTTTTCAAAAGCCTCTTTTTCAGATTTAGATGCGTAAATAGAATAATAAATGTAAATCCACTCACTCGTCAACGTCTCAATGACATGAGTACCTATCATAAGTTCAGCGGATTTCAGTAAATACATCATCACCGGTTGTCTCCATTTCATTTCAATGTCATTGCTAGAAGAATTTGTAATTTTAGGCACAGTAAATTGTAACGATAAATTGTTAATTAGTGATGAATATTTGGGTATAGTACACGTAAATGTTATCGATTCTGTTTCTTGTATATCAACAAAATCAAATGTAAGTTGTAATGGTTCTAAAGCAAAATTGCTGTACTTTGTAATCACTGCCTTGAAAAAACTTAATTTAGGTTGGTTCTGAGTCTTTGGTTGCTCTTGTTTTGCTGCTAATAAAAGTTGTAAAGTACCTCCACCCATTTTGTTCCGCTTTGAATACGTATTATATTATACATAGGATAGATTAAATAAGTTATAAGTATAGTGTGATTTGTGACGTGGATTGTGTGATTTGTGACGTGGATTAGTTAAATGGATACAGAATGACGGTAGGTTCACCTTCATTAAATGTTCTAGGAAATTCAATGTCATCCTGTAAGATTAACCACGATAGTGAAACTGTATTTCCTTCGATATTATTCTTAGAAGCAACAGCATCTATTGTGATACTCATACCCTCTTCTGGAATACCACTTGTATTCGGAATATCGATAACGATTTCATGAGATTCTGTTGTTGATGCGTTTTCAATATAGTCATTTTGATTGTGTCTGTATTTCACCACCTCATCTTCCTGTGCGCCGACGAATGTTAACGTTATCTTGAACTGATTGGTACCGATGTTTGTAAAACTCGTGTCAACGGTAAAGTCAGATGGGACATATTCAAATTTTGTTAATGGGTTACTCTCAATTTCATTTGTTTCATTCCCAGCCGCGTCGCGCAGTTTTATAGAAACAGTAATTGTCCCATCTGGCAAATTGTCAATATCGATATCTGTGAAATCTCGCGTAGGGGTCGTCATTTCTACATCATGTTGGATGAAACTGGTGACGTTGTTTGCAGCAACCACTGTCAACGTATAGAACAATTGACTGTTCACTTCCACATTCGATACAGAAAAAGATGCCTTTTTGTTGGTGTTATTGAGAGAAAAACTGTCAATCACTGGTTCAAGCGGTTTCGTCGCGTCCTTTATTTTTCGTACCAATATCAATTCCTTAATTGGACGTATGGTTAAACGTATTTGTACCTTTGCGTATTGTAACGCAACTAATGGTAGAGACGTTGCGGAGTTCATCGTAAAAAAAGGTAGAGGTATACAGATTTTTCGTGATGGTCTGGATCTGTTTATCGGTTCTTGGGTTATAGTGGATGATGTGTATGGGTCATTTACGTCAGAGTTTTGTCCGGAAATGTGGTCAAATGCCTCGCGGGTTTTAGCGTCCTCATATAACTTATTAAACGCCCATATCCACTCGCCGGAGAGCGTTTGAATAATGTTTCCTCCAATTAAGAGTTCGGCCGTTTTGATAATAGATGGTCCCAAATTGTCAATCCACTTACATTGATAAATATAGTCGTTGTTAGGGGTCTCTGGTTGATAGTATTTCAGTTCAGGTAACACAATCGTACAACACAAATGATGCAATAACTGCCCGTGGCGAATAATATCGCATATCCACAGAGAATCTGATGTCTCACTCACGCGTTCTTTATCAAATTGAAGGGTCACTGATTCCTGGGAGAAGTTGTGATATTTTTTATACACCGATTTGAAAAAAGATACTTTCGGTTGAATGGATGTTCCTTCCGTAAAATACGCATCCATCTGTCCTCCGGCAATTGCTAGTTCTAATTCGCCTCCGCCCATATTTCAATTAAATTATTTTATTTAATGTTATAATAGATCATAATAATTTTAAATAAGCATGGTACATATTGATGACATTATCGCTAAATATACACCACAAACAACCTACCATATAAATCGTCCTAAAGCTAGGCAACAACCAAAGCAAGGAGTGGAACAACGACGGAGTCCGCAAGTACCTAGGCAACGCACACAAGAGCAACGCAGTCAACGCAGTCAACGCAGTCAACGCAGTCAACGCAGTCAACGAATACAAAATCAAAGTATGTATACAAAGACACGTCCGACACTGAATTTAGTAAAAGGGATTCGGCCAGTTTCAATTCGGTTTAAATACCAAAACAAGCAAGAAGATAAGATGGAAACAAAAGGGGGAGAATTAAAAGAACATTTGTCTCAATTACAAACAAAAAAAATCAAAAAAATACTCAAACGGAAAAAGTTGATTACAAAAAATAAACAAACGTCTCATCCTCGAGAAATAATGTCTACCATTTTACTTCAAACAACACTGAATCCCAATATTAATATCCGTAAACAAAGGAAGTGAAAATGTGGATAAGGGACTGATGATTATTTATTACACGGACGGTTTGCGTGATTTTATCAACAATGTAATAGTATTTTGAGCGGACAAATTCATAATCGTCGCCGACACAGTTGTTTCGGGTCGCTCTTGAAGAATTACAGAAGAAGAAGTTAATTGATTCGTTCCAAGACTGACTTCACCGGTAGTGAACATACCATTCGTAATTTCAACTTCGATTGTAGTTCCCGTTGTCGTCGCTATTATTTTCCCGGTATTGCCGTTTTGTTCCACAATGGTATCTGCTGTGTACGTATTAGGAGGAACAGTCATTGTCGCTATCGTATTATTTATACTTAAATTAGTCACAACAACGGTTTTATTTATAAATTGGGGAATAATAGAACCAGAATTATGATTTGACATGTCAAAAGAAATACTCCAGTCAGTTGTTACATTCGGACTTGACGATAATGTCGCATCAAGAGATAAGGGGGGAGCAATATTGGATACGGTGTGACCCTTTTTTCGCACCAAAAACGTGTTTAATTCATCGTCATCACTCGATACATCCGTAAATACAACCTTGTCGCCTATTCTTAACTGTGCTCCATTCACAAAAGGTTGTACACAGCGAACATGGATTCCGGAAGCATCAACAGCCACATTAGCAACATTCAAATTATCCATTGTTAATTCATTTCCATAAATTTCACCGTTCATATCAAGAACGCGAACCGTCAACTGACGTGGTAACTGCCGCATAATATTTTTGGCATATACATTGCGTGTTTTATTTTCATTTCGCAATGAAAGACTTCCGCGTGCAGTCGTAGAAGAAGAATGGAGTTTGTCCACAAAAAGCATACATTGCGAATTAGTTAGATGATTGTTGCTTCCTATGTTATGGGTGTTCAACTCCGGAATATCAAGTAATAGATATTGACCCACCGAATGAGCATCAACTGTGTTTATTTCATAGGCCGGCATAACAATATTCATTATTTCAATGCTCTCTATGTGCTTAATAGACGTGTTGAATAGTGAAGTATCAATTGTATATTCGTAGCGGGATTTCCCCCCATCACGATCCGAACTGGACAGTTGGATGGTTGTCGTTTGGGGAACCCATTCAACCCTCTTATTTTTGTTGATTTCTTGTTGCTCTTTTTCTAAGGTGGATTCATCCAATGTTGCGAATGAATTATCTAATTGTAGTGACTGTGGGAGTAATTCATCCGTACTTTCATCCATCGGATACACATTTTGAACCGTCTCTTCGGCATCGTTTTTAATCTGCTCCTGTAAAACACGCTCTTGTTCGGGAGATAGCTGAGTACTTTTTCTGAAGTCTTCTTCTCGTTTTTTCAATCGTGCCTCCAATTCTTTCGCAAAGGACTCGTTACTTTCATCGATTTGTTCTTTTTCTTCGTGAAAGTTTTGAATAGTGTCTGCGAGACTTAGTGAAGTTTTGGGTTCAGAATTAAAATCATTCACATGCTCTTTGGATACACTTGAATGTAAAAGGTCCATTATATCGGAGGTATCATTGAACGTATTCAGAGAACTTGAAATCTGTGCTTGACGCTGTTCTTGGGTATTTCGCGATTCATACCGGACGTTATCGTTATGTTGCGTTGCAAACGATGATAATTTGTTATTTTCACTTTCATTAAAATGTGAACTCTGCTGATTGACATGATGACTACGGTTATCATTGCTATTGGTGAAGGGATTTGACGGTCGCTTGATGCGCGTATTGCGTTCACTGTGAAGTTTTTCAAACGCAGAATCAATGCTATCTTGAAAACGACTTGATGCGTCCGGTCGGCATGATAAATTCTTACTGACTATTTCTGGAATTGTCTTTAATGACAAATCTAATACCCTTTTGTTCAGCATTAAATTGTATTCCGATAGAGACGGAGGGGTTGGTAAATTATGTCTATTATCAAACACTTGCTGCATAATAGAAAGTAATTCTTTTTTAACACACGAGTACGAGTCTTCTGTTAGTTTAATGGAATGGCGTGATTGGAGTGTTTCCGACAACAATGAAACTAACATTTCAAAGTTATTTGGATTATAGAACATATTATCAATTTGGGATTGACGTTGCTGTGTTTGCATTATCACCGATGATACTATAATGTTAATATTATATTTAAATAATAAATTAAACTTAAAATAAAAATTTCGCACACAAACATAAAACTAAGTGTATATTTGAGAGTATACTAATTTGAATTTCTGGGTATACGAAAACACAAATGAATGTTATGTACTCAACAACCCATTGGATTTGAATTCATCCAACATCATCGAGCACTTTGTCTTCGTTTGAAAAATCTCGTAAAGTCTTGGAACGAAATCCCCCATCTATTGATTCATGGTCCAGAAGGAAGTGGTAAAAAAACAATTGTGGATGCATTATTATATGAAAAGTATGGTGAAAGTATGAAAGAAAAACAAAAGTTTATCCAGTCCTATTTTATTGTGTACATGTCTACGGTTCATATGGAATATTACTTGACAGAAAAAACAACTCGGACTTTCATAGATGACTTATTGCAGCGAGTCAAATCAATTAATGTCCACAATGCATCCTTTCATGTAATTGTGATACACGGATTATCCGAATTATCTGTCGTACTTTTGAATCAATTTAAACTTATTATGGACCAATTTATGACGTCGGCGAGATTCATTATTGTTGGTCCTTCTGCCACAAACTTAAGAATTGTAAAAACTCGTTGTTTGTGTATACGAGTACCGCGAATTACACAAAATGAATGTGCTGGGATTCTGAAGTCATTCATAGATAAAGGAAGTTTTGAGGATGTTCGTGAAAATGAGGTTGAGGAAATGTATTCAACTTATAAGGGTAATCTTTTTGATATGTTAAATCATTGTCAACTTAAACAACTGGTCCGTAAATTTCCTTCTCGCAAAATTGAACTGAAAGGGATTTTGCCTATTTTTGATTTGCTTATCGAAGGAATACGAACGATGAACAAAATGCAAATTCAGTTCACGATTAACCAACTTATTGTTGTACCTTTGGATACCTCTACGATTATACGAACCTTGTGTCTACGAATATTACAGAAGAAAAAGGATGGAGAATCGGAACTATCGGAACTATCGCAACTATCGGAACAAGACAAGTATGAAGTTGTTAAGTTATGTGCTCATTATGATCAATTTGGCGCTCGTAATACTATAAATGGTATTTATATTGTGAATGTGTTGTCGTATCGGTTAACGGAAATTTTGTGAGTCGTCTTCCTCAATGTTTACTTAAAAAATGTTTAGAAAAAATAAATTAACAATAATATAATATAGTATAATGCCGGGTGGTTTAATACAATTGACAGTGACCGGAAAACAAAACAAGGTTCTCACCGGACAACCGGAAATGACTTATTTTAAATATGCTTATAAACAACATACTAACTTTGCGTGCGAATCTATTGCGCAAACATTTGATGGAAAAATTGATTTTGGTAACAAAATTAGTTCTAAAATTACGAGAAACGGCGACCTCGTGACAAATATGACGCTGGAAATTACTTTACCCGATGTTCGGAGTATGACAGACTCTGTGAATTCAGATGGGTCTACAACGATTGTCAACTGGGTAAACGCAATTGGTCATCGAATTATTGAAAATATCTCTATTGAAATTGGCGGTCAAGTAATTGATCGGCATACGGGAGAATGGTTGGAATTGAATAGCGAATTGACTATGAAAGAAGGACAAAAACAGGCATACTACAAGATGATAAAAAAAGAAGAGTTTTATTATATTCGAGACGTAGACCAGCAAGTCGTGGTGTACATCCCATTTCAGTTCTGGTTTTGTAGAGAAACGGGGTTGGCGTTGCCGTTAGTGGCATTGCAATATCATGATGTAAAAGTCGACATTAGTTTACGTAAACTGAACGAATGTATCAATTATCATGACAGAAAAGTAGATGGAACGTATCGTGCGACTCTTCCGGAATATGTTCCACGACCAGACTTGGGGCGCATTTCCATAACGAATGCCCGTCTTCTATGTGATTATGTTTACCTTGATGTGTGTGAACGAAAGTGGTATGCTCAACATTCGCATAAGTATCTGATAGAACAAATCCAATACAACGGTTCAGAAGGGGTCATTACTTCATCGGACTATAAACAATTTCTAGACTTCAATCATGCGTGTAAAGAATTGATTTGGTATTTAGAAAGGACAGACAAAACGCATCCCAACGATTGGCTCAATTTTAGCAGAATAGATAACACAGACAAATACTCATGGGGGTCGTCGTCAAATGCAGATATTATGAAATCAATGAAGCTATATTTGAATGGGATTGAACGTGTTGAAGAAAGATCCGCAGACTATTTTAGACTCGTTAACTCGTTTTCATATCACACACGAAATCCGAACAACTATATCTACTCGTACTCCTTTGCTCTTTACCCTGAAAAAATAAATCCATCTGGTGCACTCAACTTTTCGCAGATTGATGAAATATTTTTACACTTAAAAAATCATTCTAATTTTAATTATACACTTCACACATACGCTAAAAATTATAACATGTTGGTGATTACACAGGGCATGGGTGGACTAGTATTCAATGTGTAAGTGGAGAATTGTGTTATGTAACGCTTTCACCACTTCAACGACAATTATTTGTTATTTTTTGTTATTTATTCTTATGTTTTTCCACCAAATAAAATAATACGGTCATTTTCATTTCTTTTAATACAATTGAGTTGAAAAGTGGATGGTCGTTATGTTCATATAAAAATAATAAAAAAATTACAATACTCTTTAGGGTTATGTTTCTGTTCTATGAATCTATGATACGGTATGCTTGTTCTAGTTCTTGTATTTGGATATGTCTGGATGAATATGTGAGAGATGGTTCGGGTTGAGGTTGAGGTAGAGATTGAGGTTGATGTGGAGGTAGAGATTGAGGTTGATGTGGAAGTTGAGGTTGAGGTTCGGGTTGAGGTTGATGTGGAAGTGGAGATTGATGTGGAGGTTGAGGTTCTGGTTGAGGTTCCGGAACAACCCATTCATCAAAATTGATATCCGCGGCCCATGACAGAGATGGACGACTCGCGCGACATACTATATATAACACAGAACACGCAATTATTATTCCACGCTCTCTTTCAATATTTTCATGTGCTGATTCACAAAGTGATTGTAAAAGATCAAACGCAAGTGACAACATTTGTACGCGAGAATAATAAATACGCCGGCGTCTGTACTTCATACTTCGTGGGAAAAGTTCACCTTTCGTCGGAACTATCGTTTCTCTGATTCTATACGGCAAATGGTTCCATATTCTCTCCGTATAATCAAAGAAATGGTGTAATTTTCTCTTTGACAATTTTATGATCCATCCCGGATTAATGCGGAATCCGTAATTTTCGTCAATCTTTGTACACCACTTTTGTATTTTACTTTCAAGAAAAAATGTCTTGAAACGTGACATGTAAATAAGTCTTTTGAATGTACCTTTTGGATAGGGTGTATACACGGTTTCATTCAAGGCATTGGCGCGATCTTCTAATGATTTAGGTAAAGGTGTACGTGTGTACGGATTAAGTGCATGATGGTTGTGTGAAAACAGTTGTAATATTGAATCTACCGAAAATGCGTACACGTATCCGTTTTCCTCGTGTGATATAAATTTAGTCGTTGGCAACTCTCCAATATCTTCTAACGTAATCATTTCCGTTTGATTGACGCATTTTGTACGTTCATTTGCATGTGGTCCGTGAAAGTATGCGACAATTGCGTTGATTTTTGTCTTATACCAACATTGAATTTTTCGTACCGATTTGATATGATGACAATAGTGTTGTAATGTTTTAAATTTTTCTAGTAATTCCCCCTTTGGAACATTCAACTTTTTACGGAAACCAAAGGATTTCAAAGTAATTTTTAATACTTTTATCGTAATATGTTTGTCTGGGGTCCATTTACATATTTTCCCGAATGTTAGAGGCACTAATTTGAACACAACGGGTTCTGAAATAGAATCGTATGTTGATTGAACGTTTCGGTTTGGGTTTAAGTTTGAGTTTTGGGTAGGGGGAGCGGGTTGTTCGTTATTGGAATTTTTAAGAAAATAAATCTTAGAATTCCGATGAATACCACACAACCCATTTAATTTACATGGATAGGCACATCGTGTGTTTGAAGAATTGTTTAATGCTCTACATATGTTTGACATTTTCGTCAATATTTTGTTATGGAACGAACAAATCGCTTTGATATTTTTTTTAAATTGATGTTTATATATTTTTTTTCAATTTATACTTGGAATTTAAATTGAGGATTTAAAATTTTAAAATTATAAAAAAATGATTGAATTTAAAAAAATGATTGATATAAAAACAACACAACTACTTACACACAAACAAACACATACACAAACAAAAATGGAACAAGTTATTCGCTACAACAACTTTGATGTCACTAAGGTTTCCTTCACGGAAATGAAAGTAAACCGGTATGGAGGTAAAACTGTGGGGATCAAGTACAATGGTAAACGATTTGTCATTCAAACGCCAAAAATGTATCTTCCGTATGGTCTTAGCGAATACCAAGTGACTGACACTAATGGTAACAATACTGGGGATGTAAAATACAGTCTGGATTTATCCTTTAAGGGGTGGAATAGTGAAAATAAGACCGCTACGAAAACGTTTTATCAATGTATGAATGGGCTGGATAATACTCTAGTTCAACAAGGTGTTGAAAATCGCGTTGCGTGGTTTAAATCGAAGACTCACACGACAGAAGTCGTCAAAGCGCTTTATTCTACTGCGGTGCGACGCTCCAAGGACCGTGAAACGGGGGAAGTGACGGACAAATGGCCTCCAACGATGAAAGCGAAATTGTACCGCAAAGATGACGGGTCATTCAAGTGCGAAACCTACAATTCTAAACGGGAAAATGTAGATTTTGAGAGCAGTGTTACGAAAGGATGTTACGTCCAAGCCCTTCTTGGATGTACCGGCGTATGGTTTGCGGGCGGCAAATTCGGTCTCTCATGGAATGTTCAGCAGATGATTGTGCATCCCGCTCGGCGTATCACCGGGTTCTCCTTCTTGGATGATGAAGATGATTCGGAAGATGTTACGGTAACGGAAACCACTGTTTCCTCAAACGCTCTTCAGTTTATTGAAGATGAAGACGAAGACGAAGACGAAGACGAAGACAATGAAAACGGTGAAAACGAGGGAGATGTTACCGTAGAAGAAACGGCGGATGTAGACGATGAGGAAGAAGAAATCGTGGAGGAAGTTGTCGAAGAAGTCGTCGAAGAAATGGTGGCCGCTATCGAAGAAAAGAAAACGAAAAAGAAAAGGAAAACGGCCGCGGCGCCGAAGAAGAAGAAAACTGTGCGCAAGAGTAAGAAGTCTCAGGAAAAGGAAGAGCAAGTTTCGGTGGCAAGTGCTATGTAATTATGGTTTAAGTATTGGGTATGTAATATAGTATGCATTGTATAGATTTTAGAGTGTGTGGATGTGATGAAATGTATTTGTTGTGGTAGAGATGTTAGATTTTGGATACACAAAACAAAAAAAATAAAAATTGAAAAAAAATTTACTCTTTATCAACTAATTTTTGGGTTACATGTGTTTATTATTTTTTGTTAATTTATTTACGCAGAGTCAGATAGTGTGGTAGCAGCTAAGTTGCTGTGGCCCGCAACATCATCCGTGTCGACGTTTTGTTTGAAAACAATGTTAAGTTCAAACGCTTTGCCATCATTCATGTTTTCATCTCCAGATGTGGCGGTGTGGCCAACAATAGATTTCAAGTTAACCGGGAAAATGAGTTCATCACCATTTTCAAGGAGGCGTTTCGTGTCCGTGGTAGAATCGGCACCAGACGTGTCTTCAGCAACGGTCGGGTTGACCTCGAAGTCGTCGGTAGAATCACTGTCCTTAACGAAGCAACCGTGGTTGCGCATCTTAAGGAGAACTTCGCGCATGTTCGTGTTATTGACTAGTTGACCAATGGCTTCGTGGTCGTATTGGTCCTGGGACGCTTTGGCAGCAATACCGCAACATTTGCGCGAGCCGTCAATGGCAAGTGCGGACGAAGATGAGACGTTAGCGAAACCGTTACCGTCAACGGTAATATCGGCTCTGTATGCGAGGTCCGCATCAACTTTAGCCTGGAGTACAGTGCGGGTAGCACCGGCCCCCGAGTTAACACCTTGCCAAGCGGTAGCGACGAGGATATCGTTGATAAGAGTGCGCCACTGTTCATTGACGAGAGACGCCTGTTCGGCGCGGCCATTAGAGTAGAAATCGCACAATTTCGAGCGCATAGCTTCTACATCCATTTCGTCGTTGGACACCGAGAAATTGAGACCGTCCTGTAGTTTAGCAACCCAATCACAATCCATGACCAAACTGAAACGGGCCGTTAGTTTCGTGAACGCCATGTCTTCGTAGCGTCCGGGTTCAAGGTGGAAGTCCACCGCTGCTGCTTGAAATACTTTGTAAGCCGACATTGTTTTTTGTTGTTGTAATTAATATCAAGATAATTATTCTACTTATTTTTTAGTTTTTTTATCAAGGTTTTCTTTGATTTTGTTTTCTAACATTTCCGGATCAATAAATTGAGATTTTATGAGAAGGTCTTTATCTTTTCCATTTATGTCTGATCGTTTTACATGCTCTTGTTTCAATTCGGTAAATCCTTCCGATAACATAAATTCAACTTCGCGTCGGGTGATATCTAAAATTGGGTCAACAATCATATGTGCGACCAAAGTTTTCCCCGTAAATTTTAAACCCAAATCATATCGTATAAGAATATCATCGGGTTTTGCATGTTGCTCCCAAATCTCGTCCAGACCATAATATTTTTTTGAAGATGATGCTTTCTTCGCATTGTCCGACACGTCAGATGATTCTTTTCTATTTGCTTTTGGACTATTCATAGAGTCGTATTAAATATGAAATAAAAACAATAAATTTGTAAAAGAATATAGACGCAAATAATAATAATAAGGAAACTAACTAAAGTATGAAACCATTATCCCTATCTCCTATTTTTTGTATCAATTTAGACAAATATCCAGAAAGATGGAAAAGAACACAAACTGAATTTAAACGCGCCTTCAATAATGCGTCGCTGATACCCAAATTACATCGATATCCGGCGGTAGACCGAACAGATGAGGTAGAACCGGGACGCGGATGCGGCGAATCGTTCTGTCAACTGGTGACAAAGGCGAAAACAAATAAATGGCCCTATATCATAATCTGTGAAGATGACGTTCGTTTTGTAAAGGGGGCATATGAAAAAATTCAAAGGGCAATGGAATACCGTCCGCAAGACGCGGATATGTTATTATTTGGTTCTTATTGTCTGCGTTTCAGTAAAGCGTCCATATATAATGAACATTGGTTGTCCTTACACGGGACCTACGCTTCTCATCACTTTGTCGTATTTTTTGCCTCTATGTACGATAAAATTTTACGATTTAAAGAACATGTAAATTATCGTCATTTGGACCGATTCATAGGAAATCGCTTTGTGGCGACGGGTAAAATCAAAGGGTATGTGATGTGGCCCATGGTCGCGAAACAATACGACGGTTATTCAACTACAATGAAAAAAAATGTATCCTACAACACTTTGTTATGGACGCGACGTCATCATCTATTATGGTACAATCAAGAATATCACGAGCATGCGAAAGGGAGTGACGTAATTCCTGTATGTTTTAACGAGAATGATTTTGATTCCTATAAGAAATTGGTGCGCGACTTTTTTATTTTTCTGAGACAAAAGGGGAGCATGGTCCTTGAATATTCTGATGAAGAATTTACGCAATTGGTTTTGTTTTGGTATGGGATGCAATCCGTTTATGATAAAATCATGAGACGTATACACGGTATTCACGTACATGAATTTGAACAATTTAGGAGTCAAATAACATCATATTATGCGACAGTTCAAAAGGGATGTTTTCTAATTGACACCGCACATCTGATTCTGGCGTACACAAATCCGACTATTTTTGATGAAGTTGTTGCGAACAAATATGGGTTAAGTTTCACAGAATACAAATACGCGAAACAAAAACAACAAGAAAAAACAAAACAAATTTAAACACGTTAACCAAGTAGATTGAACTAGTTGAGCAAGTATTTTTTAATATTAGCACAAGTATATAAAAAGAATTTTGATTACAAAATCAAATGAACATATTTGGAAAATACATGCCTATATCACCAAAAGACTGGATTGATTTAACCGAATCGGAAAAGCAAGTTTCAACAAGTGCGAGTGGCGAATCTTCAAGCGAAGAAAGCGATACCACTAATTGTAGGTCTCGCTCTACTGGACCAAAACCATGGAAAACTAAAAATGGGGTGTATAGTGATGCTGAGCGTAGCGAAGGCGATGATGAAGAACGCGACGATGATGAACGTAGCGAAGGTGAAGATGAACGCGACGATGATGACGAAAGTGAAGGTGAAGATGAACGTAGCGAAGGCGATGGTGAAGAACGCGACGATGAGCGGAGCGAAGGTGAAGATGAACGTAGCGAAGGCGATGGTGAAGAACGCGACGATGAGCGGAGCGAAGGTGAAGAGGAACTTAGCGAAGGCGATGATGACGAAAGTGAAGGCGAAGAAGAGCGCGACCGATGGGTTTGTGTAGTTTATGATCAAGAATATATTGAAAGTACCGGTGATAAACACATTTTTACAGGAAAAGTAGTCGAAGTGGAAAAGAAAAAGGTAAAAATTGATTTTGGTGAAGAAGAAGGCATTCACACTTTTGTTGCCGCCCATTCGTGTGATTTTACAAAGAACACATATACCGATAAATTTGGATGGTTCGTTCGTATTCATAACATCCATTATGATTACAAACGATTACAGTTAGTCGACGACACGTACAACGAAAACCGAGAAAAACAACTTATTATTCCATCAACACTTCAAATGCCAACATTATCTGTTATTGGATATATTCTGTTTATTACTTTGATCGCTCCGGCATTCCATGTGATGTTTAAAACAAACGACCAATATCAGAATCATGAGTGTGGGTACTGAGTAACTGAGTAAAATAGAGAAATAAACTAGAAAAACGAAGTAGTAAATTTATTTTGTGTTATGTTTTATTTTTTGTAGGTCAGTCTCGTTAATTAATTTAAAAAAAAATGACAGTTGTAAACTATCTATAAACAAATCTGTAAACATGTCTGACAACGACTCCTCCGCAAATACTCATGCTCTACGTGAAATGGATTCGTTTAAATCAAATGTGAAACAATGGTTAAATTTAGACGATAAAATAAGTGATTTACAGCAACGAATCCGAGCTCTCAAGCAGCAGCAGAAGGAGCTCACACCAATTATTGTTCATTTTATGAATGAACGCCAGATAGAAGAGATTTCTAGTAGTGAAGGGAATATTCGTTTTAATGTTGCCAAAACAAGAGCGTCTTTATCCAATAAGCGTCTGCAATCAACCATTGGAGAATACTTCAATGATGATGATAAAACAAAAGAACTGATTGACCACATCATGAATAATCGTGAAATAAAAGAAACAATAAAACTAAAACGATATGGATGAGATCTTGAAGAGATTATGATTGTTGGGGAAGAATAAATTATGGATATTTTTTAGAACATTCGTAAGTACATAATTTACGTTTTAACTTTGTGTTTTCTTTTTTCATTTTACTCAACTCGTCCTGTTGCCGTATTAAGGCGATTTGACATTTATCTAAATCAGTCATTTTGTTGAAGAAAACGGTTTCAAACACTTGTTTTTTACCGTCAAAATGTTTACGTTGAACGCTCCATGAAAAGTTATTGTTAAATAAAATTACATAACGAGGATCTACCTTTCGTAGTTTTCCGCCAAGAGTAAAACGCTCCTTCCCATTTTTCCAAGTAATGTATCGGAGATGGGTCCCTAAAGGGATTGATTCAAGATCGGTTACTCGCGCATATCCATCTAATTTTCGACGTATTTCTTCATTTGTTTGTAAGGTATCCGTTATTGTTTTAGAAGGACGTTTGTACTCCTTGTCTTCTGTCAAACGTCGGGTTTTACTATTTTGTTTATTTTGACTCATTTTCTATATTATATTACACGATAAATCAGTTTAACTATTCTATTGATTATACTTTTAAAGTTCATTTTTTTCAACTCGTTTTCCCCCTTAATTTAATCCAAGTTCTTCCATGTTAAATTTTGCTGGAGTATACGCAACCGATTTCAAAATTTTGCCACTGTCTTTATTAAACACTACCCAATAGCGTCCACAATCAGATCGCCGATATGACGGAGTAGGATAAGTGTCTGCCATATGAGTCGTATACCATTCAACCGTTCGTTGCGCCTCTTCTTCACTTTTGCATACTTTTGACATATTAGAACTATGGACAATGTCAAAGGCCTTGTCTAAATCTACACCAAACGAGGATGCCGCCCCATACACTACGTAAAGAATATCCGCGAGTGCGTCAACGACTTCTGTGAAATTGTGTTCCTTCACGGCATCCACTAATTCTTGACACTCTTCTGTCACTAAATCAAGACGAAGTTTCGTTAACGCAGGGTCTTTTGTAAAAATGTCTGTTTGGGGTGTCCTATGGGTCGGAACGCCAAACACGTGACTGAACTCTTGGACCTTTTCAAAATTGGTTGGGTGGGATTGTTGTGACGGCGAAGAAGACGCCGCAGATGGATTTGTTTGAGTCGATGTATTCATTTTGATTTGTTATTATGAATTGTATATAAATATAGTGACTCATATTTCTTAAATAGATGGAATCATTTTTACAAAATCAGACGTTTTTTGTTCGAAAAAAATGCAAAGGGTATACGTACATTCACGAAGAAGATTATGGAGAAATCGTTCCCGGAGGTGAAATCAGATATTTTTCTAAAAACAATCCACCGGTGTTTAAAATGGGAGGTAAAATTACGAGAAAAACGCCTTTGTACATTGAGTTAAAACGAAAAAATCAGACCTATACCATTTACATAGGGAAGTATCATGTGTTCTATAAGGCACCAACGGTTAAAAGATCAAAGCAATACCGTTTGTTTCGGAAACTATTGGAGAAAATGGAATGATAATGAGAGTGTGGGCAATAATAAGAATGAGAATACAAATGCGAATGCGAATGAGGAATGAAAAATATATTACATTAAAATATCAAAAAGTAAAAAAATCAAAATGGTATCGGGATATAAAGTATTTCAAGCAGAACCGATGGATTTAATCATTGATGAAGACAAGTATGAAGACAATTCTCTGAATCTAAAAACAGATTTTACTGACGTTGAGGGCAATTCTGCGTATACGCCACCAGAACATTCCCGTATCCATTTGCGAAACGGTGTCTGCTTATATGAACATACAAATTTTAAAGGGTATGTTACATACATCTATGAAGAAGGTGTCTACTCTATCGCAGACTTTAAAGAAATCGGTATCAAAAACGACGACATCTCGTCAGTACGTGTAGCTCCTGGATGGTCTGTGGAATTATTCGAGCACCACAAGCAGCAAGGAGAAAGCAAAGTTTGTTTGATAGACGAAGCTAATTTACACAATGTCAAGTGGAATGATCGCACGTCTTCTTTTGTCGTAAAACATATTGGTGTGGCTCCGCAAGCAGTAACTCCGACGGACTATAGTAAAACATATCAGAAGTACAAAAATGGCATTGTTTCCCTTCTTTGTAAAAAAACAGATGGGTTTTATATTGGTTCGGGATTCATTATTTCGCACGATGGTTATATGGTAACAGCCGCACACAATATTGTATCGGATGGGAAAATAGCTGAACTCATTATCGCTACAGTTTCCTCTATTAATGGTTCTACTCATACAAAACGCATTCAGTGTAAAGTCATTGGAGTAGACGTGGATGGTGATATCGCTGTGTTGAAAGCGGATTTGTACAACCAAACGTTTTTCCATTGGGGAAAAAGTAGATATACATCAATTGGTACGGAGATGTGTACATTTGGTGATCCGAAAGGACAAGACTTCCAATCGTTTTCTGCGGGTCATGTGCGTGACAATATGTATTCTTATAGAGGAGGTGTGGAATCCGTCGCGGTTGACGCCCAAATATATGAAGGATGTTCTGGTTCCCCTTTACTTGATATACACGGACAAGTCATTGGAATTGTGTGTTTCGGAATTCGGGGTGGAGATGGGTTTAGTTGGGGAGCGTCTCAACATATGTTAGAACCAATTGTCAATACTATTATTCAAAATGGACGGGATTTTGAGAAAGGTCATATAGATTTCAACTTCAAACCGGTTGACTCTTACTTTTTACTCAAGATCAATGCACCTCTTAGCTACAATATTGAAGGAGTATATGCCACAGAGGATAGTAGCACGTGCGACATCAAATCAAATGACATTATTATTAAAGTCAATGATATCGGACTTCAAGTACAATCTTTAGTGAGCACATTATGGTTTATGAAACATGGGGAAAAGGTGGTGTTAACTTATCTGCGTCCTCCGGAAACGACTGTACGGGTCACTGAATGTACTGTCATTAAAGGGGATAATCATAATACTCAACAAACACTGAGTTCCCAATACTTAATTTCACCCATAAAAGTAGAACTTTGAACAAAATAGAACAAAAAGTAGATTAAAAAAAAGATAGAAAATAATACAGATAGTCATTTATAAAGAGTCAAATTTCGCAATTTACGGTTTGAAAAAGTTGCGCGGGAGACGACTACGAGTACTACGGCGTACATTTTGAGCGGCCTTTTTGGCTTGCGCGACTTTCGTTCTTGCTTTGGTAATTTGCTTTTTGGTTCGCGTTCCGTTATCAATCCCTTTTACATCATAGAGACGGAACACATTCGGCAAGTGTAAAATCTTTAACAAATCTGCTTTTTTCTTGGGATCAAGTACTCGCGTTGGTTTCGTTTTTTGGGTTCGGTCTTTGCGTAAACCACGAATAGTCCTCCGAGTGTTCTTTCCTTTTTTCCGAGCTTTTTTTTCTAATATACTGAGATTAAGTCTGCTAATTTTCGAAGGGACATTTTCTTCTTTGGCATATTTTCCCGTTTTGGGGTTCCATTTTCCTAAGTATTTAGGTGGTCGTCCTCGTGGGCGGGTAAAACGTTTTTCATCTGATTTAGGCATTTTTGTTTTGTGTTATATTTTTTATATTCACAAAATTAGACGATTGCGCCATTCTACTTTCTTCCATTTTTAAAGGATACAAAGAAAAGATAGAAACTGTCTATTACAATGGAATCCAAAAAAACAAAGTGGAAACAAATAGAAACAACCAATTTTTTTTTTCAAATTTTTTTTTCAAAATTTCTGAGTCACTAAAATTTTTCCGCGCGAGAATTATTCGTTTTATTCAAATTGAATAATCAAATGAACTCCTCTTTTTAATTTTTAAAAATTCGTTTTTAAAATATAATTATTCGGTTTTTACACCATTTATGGTTTCATGATACTACAATTTCTTATCAAAATGTTTTTATTATAATTCGGAAAATGCTTCAAATTATTCAAAAAAAGAATCATTTAGAATCATTTTTAGAATCCCCTAGAATCCTTTTTTTTGTTTCCACTTGTTTCCACTTGTTTTTTTCTGTGATATTACTCAATAAAATTGCTAAAAAACAAACAAAAGTGAACACAAACAGCTCAAAAATAGAAAGGGAAGTATACGAAGTTTGCAATTAGTTTAAAAAAATGATTTAGTTTTCAAAAACTTATACGGTAATCAAACAAAAATCATGAATCACTATCAACATCAACTCATGAAAAAAAAGGAAATGGAAATATTCGCCCAGGAATATGAAAAACATCGATCTCAAAAAGGATTTGAAGCAAAACGAAGGTATGAAATCAAGCAGACAAAGAAAATGATGATGCGAGACCCAGCCATTATTCAAATCGTTAAAAAAAAAAAATAAAGCAAGCTTTGTGGTCCGTTCTGTTAATGATATTGTTAACTTTAAATTTTACGATTTCTTCATCGAAATCTGTTTCAATTGTGTTTTGATACATGACTCTGGCGGACAAATGTCCATGAGTATATTGCGAGCGTTTCTTCCTCCTGTAAATTGTTTTTTCGTTTCTTTTGTAAAATACCGATCTAAACCGGGTTTTTGTCGTAATCGTGTTTGTTGATGTTCATGTCTCATTGCTTCAAGCCATTGAAACAATTTTGGGTCGTCATTTTCTACCGCAATTACCCATAGATTAAAGAGTTCTTTATTATCCATATTATGCAGCACAGTCCACTGATGGTCGAAATTGAATCCGTTTAAACTTTTAAAAAAGTCCAAAATATTTGTGTGCCCATTGGTCGCAGCTGATAATATACAACGCCGTCTTATTTTCATGATTTCCATGAGGTCTTCCAGAGGGATTTTAGTGTCATTCAGACAAGATTCGTCATCAATGTTTGGAACTACCAAAACCGAATTGTCGCAATTTTTAATCATTGTTTTGAGCATATTTTTATTACCGTCCTCGCATGCTTTTTCATAGTTACAATGATGTACAGGTAATACACCTAAGGTATCCTTCACTAACGGTATATACGCCGAATCTTCGTCCTTTAAAAAGGTCATCAAATAGTTTTTTAACGATACATGAGATCTTTTTTTAAAAGAAGAAGCAGATGTTTTGGAGTTTTTATTGGTGCGACGTGGTTCTTTTTTTTTCTCTGTGTTTTTGTTTTGTTTCCCTTTGGTTTCGTTTCCTTTCGTTTTATTCCGCATGTCATCTCCTCCACCGACTATGGACACTTGGTTCAATGTGATACCTAAGGCGATACCAAATAAAAAATCCATTATGGTTCTATAAGTTTGTGTATATTTTGGTACAATATTTCTTTTTATTCCATGAGGGGAAAATGGATTATCGAAAAATATAAAAAACAAGGAGTAAGTTATAAAAGTACTATCTATAAAATATCATAACGAATAGTAAGTCTTTTGTCATGTCATTATCGACCATCCGATTGATATGTAGTGGAATAGGTCTCACTTTATTTTTTCAAGCAGATAAAGAAAGCGCATGTAGAACAATGGTTGAAACAATAGTGACAATGCAGAAAAATTACGAAATGCGAAATCGGAGAGGGGATTATCATAGTACTATGATATTGGACGGATGGGTACCGGACATTTCATTAAAGCGGATACGTGCGGGAACGTGGTTGTCGTTGATAGGCGTGGTCAGTATTGGTGGTATGGGTACTCTCATGTACAATTCAAAGGTTTTTGAACATATTATGTACGTTACCCAAAGGAATTTCAAAACAAAGATGAAGGAAGTGTGCCAAGCAGTTGTGTCCGTTAAGGAAAATCTACAGAAACAAATTCAATTTACCTATGATAACATTATGGCACGACTTAATCAAGTGGAGAATAAATTAACGGATGAAGTGTCCGAAGTAAAAGAAGAAATGAAAAAATCGTTCGCATCCATTGAGTCAAAGTTGAATGTAGCTACATTAGAAAGAAAATACGCAAATGAAGGCATTCATCTCATATGTGAAGCAGTATGTCAGCACAAAGGAGAAGGGAATCGTCTGGATAAACTACAAGAGTTCAGTGCAATCCCTATGGCCCAGTTCATTGGACATGAATACTACAACCAAAAGGGGTTTAAACACTTTGCTTTTTAAAAAAATGATGGTCTTAACTGCTACATTAATTGTTTTTCAAGAGTGATACAATGAAATTGAGTACATTTATCCGACGGTTGAAATCTCTACACAAAGAAACGTCCGTGTTATTAAACAATTATGATAAACCCCGTCTTCTTAATAAATCATGTCTTCCTAATAATGTTTCAAAAATAGATTATTTGTTTAAAGTTCAAAAAGGGAAATGTCCGTATTGTAATAAGAGATTAAACAAAAACGATATTTCGAAAGAACATATTATTCCCAAATCACTAGGTGGATGTAATCATATTGGTAACCTTTGCTTAGTCCATAAAAAATGTAATAATAAACGAGGTAATGATATGAACAATGAAAAGTTTATAAAACTAGTACATAAACGGTTGACGACTGAATGGTGGAAGGTTTAGGGTATTTATAAAAAATGTGTAATGTGATGTGGGAGATGAAAAAATGATTTTTTTATTTGTTTTTCATTGGTTTGGTAAAATAACCAGTTCCGACCGATTGAACGACACAATGAACGGAGATAAACACATCGCGAAAGAAAACGACAAAATGGATAAAATAAAGGAAGAGATAAACCAAGTGTTTGAAGGGAAATTGAAAACGAAGTTAGAGTATGCCACGAATGAATTTCCAGAAGATTTTGATCGCATATACAACCAATCCACAAAAGCATTTGAAACGAAATACGAGCCATACCCTTATCAAAAACAAGCATCTGTTCTCATTGATTCAATATACGGAGAGCATAGAGAATGTCCGCAATCAAATATTCTCATCGCCAGTCCAACCGGAAGTGGAAAAACCTTTGCGATAAAGTGGGCGGCATACAGAGCATTGAAAAATGGTGAAAGACTTTTGACTACTATGATGAGTATGATGATTATTATACGTCATCGTACATAGGAGGGTCCAGTCACTCTTCGTCATCGTCGTGCAATACGAACTCGGAAGAATCGGCAGTGGGTATTCGCACTGGTCCATCTGAAAAGTTTCCTGATGCTCCAATTCTGGTGTGTACCTACGAAGTAGTTCTTATTCAAATGAATCAAAATTACAGATTCCTTGATAGGTGTCCTCTTATCATCATCG